TTCTTCTTCTTGTTCTCTTCTGAAAGTTCATAATTACTTTTAATCAGTTCATTGCTGGTGTCTCTAGGAGTAACACTAGAAGACATAACAATCTCTGATGGCCCACTGGCTGTACACATAACGGACTTCTCCATAAAAAAATATTTCTGGACTGTCATATATAGCATAGGCGATATTGTGCCGCCTGTACAGCATCGAGCTTTTTTCGGCTATAATGTTTGGGTGGGACTACTAGTGACAGTGACGTAGCGATTTTTGAACCCCCTGTCAGTTAGCCGAGGTCTATGCTTACCTTAATTTCCCCAGCATGCATATGCAGTTGCTTATCGGGCGGCTTGTAGCCAGCCCGATCGAGGATGTCCTTGCTAGCTTCTAGCTGGACATACTCTGACTTAGCACCTCGTGCTAAGCTAAGCAACTTGGCGGCGGCTGTCGTAGCATGAAGACCGAGGCTCTCGCCAACTCTTGTCATCATGTACTGCTGTACATGAGGCAAGCGCAAAGCCTTACTAGCCGTGACTCTTCCAGCTTCGCCTTTCGCATATCCGGCTTTGTGCGCGGCCTCTTTGATGGTGCATCCTTCTGCTACGAGCGTATCTACAAGAGCCATCTGTTTATCAGTGAGCTTAGCTATGTCTGTCATTTCGTATCCTTGAATGACCCCCCCTTGTGTTCCCCCCCTGTTATGTCACGCTGAGAATTGCTTTGTCAACTCACAATGAAGGTATCAGGTTTACGCATCCTGTTTACATCAGACGTTCATGTCCTCTTCACCAGCGACTGCACTTGTAACTACCTGCATCTGAGGCGGGGTTCTCAAGCACCTCATCTCAGGTACAAGGCCGTGATGCCTCAAGCAGTCTTTCAATCTTGCTGTAGTTCTCTTCTTGCTTCCACTGTCATCCTCGGCACAAGCATCTCACGTTACTTATCTGCACTGTTCGCTTGCACGAAACTTTCATTACCAGACACATACCAATCTATCTGCCGCAAGGCGCACTCTTCCTGCCGATTCATTTCCATCACTTTGCTAAAAGGCCAACTAAAAAGACTGACAGTTTAATCTTAACATCGGTCAGAGCTTGCTTGGTCTCATTTGCATCTGCCTTCTTACCTTTTACAACCGTCCATTTAGAACCTAGAGGAACGCCCTATCCGCACCAAGTGTCCTCATCCGAAACATAGTCTAGCCCGCCCATCCACATCCTTCCGTCTTGTAGTGGCATCCTCGCAAGTGCGAGTATGGCTTTATTGTTGAGGCGAGACTTACGCTCGCCATTGCAACGTTCGTGAAGCATGTGGACAGCCTGTCTAGCCGATGTTGCGGTGGGCCACGTAAGGTACGGATAGTTCGTACCTCTAGAACCTAAATGGAGAACGTAAAATGACGAAGTCAAATGCAAAATCAACCGCAAACTCTAACCTCGTTAAGATGAAACTGGCAGTCGTGACCTACCACAAAGGTGATGAAAATGAATACGTCAGAAAGAATGCGGCGGCAGATGCTTGCTATGTATCTGGTAACTCGATTTCATACAAGCAGGAACAGATTGATAAGCAACGTGCGATACTTGCTTCTCTTCTGCCAGTGGAAGGACAAGAAGTTCCTACAGTCAAGCTCGAAAGAACTGCTCTCATCCTCAAGTCCATGAACGCAGAGATGGAAGAGCTTGAAGAACGCCACGCCGCAGACTTGGAAGTTTACAAGATTGTCACTGGCGAAGATTACCTGAAGCGTCCGAAGTCCACAGGATACGCAAACGCTGACACAATCCTTGAAGAAGCCAAAGCACTTCTCGCCTAACACAACAGGAGGGCATCACTTCGGTGGTGTCCTTCTTCATTACTCATTCATATGGAGGTTACAATGATATACGGTCTTAGAGTTACAGACGATGATTACAATACTTGGGTTGAGATTGAGTCAACCGATGAAGAACATATTGAGTTCATGAAAAATATCTGGATGGAATTCGATTTTGTAATTGATGTTATGATTGAAGAAAGACCCGGACTCATCGTTGAAAAAGATTATCTCGATGGCATTGACGATATACACTATATGTAGTAGTGTAGATAGCAGGAGAACAGACATGAAATTAATCATCAATACATTTTTATACAGCTCACTTATGTTGTACATATTGAGTTGGACAAGTTTACTCTGGGATATTACAGGGTATAAAGAACTGACCATGTGGTATTGGATTGCATGGTTAGGCGGTGGGTTTTGATGCCTGCGGCGCAACATTAATCATTCAATAAAAGGAGAACGGATATGGATGATATGACTATAGTAATGAATGATTGGGACTTTCCTGTAGATACATATGATTTACATGCAACCCCAACAACAGACTTCTGCGGTGTTAGTTTAGCAGAAGAAATAAAAGTACCTTCGTCAATGGCTCGCGCTATTGTACGCACAGATACAAACGAAGTGCTTGGTGTTCACGGCTCTAAGTACAAAGCAATTAAACATGATGATGTTGTTAACAGTGTATTTGATGCTGTACGTCAAGCTAATCCAAGCAGAGATTACAGCTACAAAATAGAGACATTCGACAACGGTGCAAAGTTACGAGGCACAATCGACTTTGGTGATCTTGTAATTGAGCCAGCAGTTGGTGATCACATTCACTTTCAGATTGTATTTTTCAATAGCTATGATGGTAGTTGGGCATTCGGACAGCAAGCACAAGGTCTACGTTTGTGGTGTCTCAATGGATGCACATCACCAGATACAATCGCAAAGACTGTAGCCAAGCATACAACTAACGTGAATGTGTCTGCATCTGCGGCAAAGATAGAGGCTGGAGTAGATGCATTCTTTAATTCAAAAGGTTTGTATCAGAGATGGATGCAAGTAAACATTGCACACAATACAGTCGAAGACTTCTTCAAGCAGACTCTGTGTCATGTGAATACAAAAACATCTGAACAGAAATACAACTTCAAACAACTAGAGAACCTGATGTCGAAGTGGGATTACAATGCTCGTCACCTCGGCTCAAACAAGTGGGCGTTGTACAATGCCATGACAGAGTGGGCAACGCACACAGAAGATTCACGCAGTCCTGCACAGACACGCAGACTTCGTGAGAACCAAGTAGCTAAAGCTGTTAAGCAACTGACAAACGCATAAAGGAGAACAACATGTCAGTAACATCAGAAGAAATGGCTAGAGCAATGCTTCGTGGATTAGAAGCATTAGTTCAAAACAAAGTCGAAAGAGAAATGCCAACCGATACTGATTGGCGGGATGCAGTACATGATTATTTCTGTGATGGTCTTCCATCATTTGTAGATGATGCCATCAACGAAAAAGTAATTGAAACGCTAGACTATGAATTAGAACAGCGCATCAATGACTGGATGGAAGAAAATCTTCCAGACAGAATTAAAATCACCATTGAATAGGAGAACGCAATGACCATTGCATTTATTCGACAAGTAGAAGATGCACTCTATCAGCTAGAACGTCTGGCTGATAGGGCTAAACAAGATGACAGTGAGTTTCGTTGGAAGATTGAATCAGCAAAAGATTCAATCAAGTCAGTGTCTAATACATATCACGAAGTCTTGTACAGAGACAGTGATGAAGACGAAGCATATATACCACCATTGAAGGAGATAAAATAATGAAGGGCTATCGTATCGCAAAGAACATTCCAATCCCAGAGCCAAGAGGTCGCAAGGCTGTGTATGCATTCCCTGATTTAGAAGTAGGTGAATCATATCTGGTAACATCAAAGTCAGAAGTGTATGCCAGCCGCAAACGATTCCGCAACAAAGGTCAGGAGATTGTAAGCCGCAAGATGGGTGACAATAACTGGCGTATATGGAGAGCAAGCTAATGCCACTAATGCAACAGCGTCACTTTGAATATCTTGCAGATAAGGTCGCCCCTCTAATGGGGTGGCCTACACAAATCGTCACCATGGCTGATAGACTGGCAGAAACAAACCCTCGCTTTGACAAAGAGAAGTTTCTAGATAGAGCAATCAAGGCATGGGAAGATGCACACCCAATGGAGATTGATGATGAGATTCCGTACTAACTTTGACGGCAACAAGCTTTACGATGAGGTCTATGAATGTAAAGACTGTGGCAAACAGTACGACAGCTACAATCAACTCAACCATCCCAGCGAAGACACAGGAGGTTTTTGCTGGTGTGGTTCAGAAGACATCAAAGTTCTTGTACTTAAAACAATATATCAAGAGCTTTGGGTTGATGAATCAATGCCAACAGAAGAAGTGTTTGATGTAGCTATGGAGCTAGACAGCTGGCAACTCACACCTTTTGCAATCAGAATAATGGAGAACAGCAATGAATGACCTATTCGATACACCAGCATACAAACTTGTACGCACTAACGACCCAAGCACTAGCCATGATGCGGCTGAACAGCTAGAAGTAAATGCAATGGAACGCATTGTTTACAATGTAATTGAGAGCTTCGGTGCTGAAGGATGTATATCTGATGACGTACTAGACTTGCTATCTCATTACAGATACAGCACAGTAACTGCACGTTACAAGCAGTTGAAAGAAAAAGGTCTGGTAACTGTAGACCATCGCAAGCGCAAAGCAGAAAGCGGCAGACAACAGCTAGTAATGTGGGCAACCAAACATTACACGGAGGCTGATGATGAAATGCCCGAAGTGCAATAACGAAAGCAGAGTTCTAGACTCAAGGCCAGAGCCAAAGCAAGTGCGCCGCAGAAGAAAGTGTCGCACTTGTGGTGAGCGATTTACAACAGTGGAGCGACTGGCTGTAGCCCCCAAACAGCGAAAGCCAGTTGCGAAACCAAAGCCAAAGCCAAAACCAAAAAGACAAAAGCTACGCAAGCAATACGACCCATGGGATAATGTGGATCATCTAACAGATGATGAGCTTGAAGCTATGATTACAGGTGGTGGATATGATTAACGGCTATGAAATTATGGTTCATCAACTTATCAAGCGTAGACATGAGCTTGGTATGTCACAAGAGGCGCTGTCATTTGAGATAGGCTGTGCTAAATCTTTAGTTCATAAATGGGAGCAGTACAAACGTGTGCCTTCTGGGTTCATGCTTGGCTGTTGGGTAGAAGCTCTTGGGTTACAAATCAAAGTCACAGAGAAATGCGAACAAAGCCAGACAGAAGATACAGAAGTATAATAAGACTGGCATACCACAACAATGCGAAAAATGTAACGCAGTAACACACTGGTTTGTCGTGTTGGCAAGCAGTGCATTGTACTGCACAGATTGTATGGAGAGATACGGATGGCAACATCTCAGCGCAGAAAGGGAAGCTACCACGAAACAAAAGTCCTCGAGTGGCTCAAAGAAGCGGGCTTCACCGCGAAAAAACAACCGCTCTCAGGACAGTTGGGAGGCGAGTATCGAGGCGACATCCTCATCGAAGTCGGAGGAAACGAGTTGGTAGTAGAGGTAAAGTACAGAGATGGTGGTTCTTTTCCCAGCCCATTTACTGTGCTGGATGAACGTGACATTGCTATTTACAAACGCAAAACAGGCACACCAAAGTCAGTAGTAATTGTAGATGCAGATGTATTTAAAGAAACATTTGCGCCGTTGTTGCTCGCCGCGAGTGCGGGGCGTGGGCGAGCAAAACGGCACAAAGTTCCTGTGTACTGGCAACCTACTGAAGAGTTAACACAATCAATCAACGAAGCATTACAGGAGGACATCGAACATGACGATGAAACAAATCGGTTCCGCAATTACCACATTGGGAAAGGGAGTACCTTTACCAACATCAACCTTGCATACAGAAAATGGTGCAGTAACGCAGTTAAGTTCAGAAAAGAAAACGAAAGCAATCGCAAGAATGCTACAGATAAACGATCCAAATCAGGTGGACAAGAATCTAGTTTCTTCTCTGGAATCGTTGACGGGCTATCCAGTGACTGAAGACAGCCGTGTGCTGTACAAATCACATGGCGTTGACATACAAATTAGAGGGTATTCCATTAGAGTAGATGATGAAGCTACCTGTGACAAAGCTATCGAAGCTGTGCAATCATCGCTTGTTCCGTTGCCTGTTGATGACATCAAGAAGCAACTGGTTCTTTTATCTGCACTTGTGGTCAAGCCATCAGGTGAAACGTCTGTTGATGTGTCTGTGCGTATCAATGCAATATCTAATCAGCTTATGGACTTCCCTGCTGATATTGTAAACACAGCAATACAGAATGTATCACGCGAAACAACATTCTGGCCAGCCTATGCAGAGTTCTACAAACACATTGGCTGGAAACTCAAGAAGCGCATGAAATTATTGGAGGCTTTGACAGCAAAGAAACTTGCATTCTTGCAACAAAAACAGTAGTCTATACAAAGGAGAACGAACATGAATAGACTTGGCTTTATTGGCGGCAGTGATGCTCGCCGCATTATGGAGGGAGACTGGCACAGTCTTTGGTTAGAAAAGACAGGCCAGCAAGAATCCACAGATTTATCAGATAATCTTGCAGTGCAACTTGGTATTGCTACTGAATCATTTCACATCCAGTGGTTCAAGAATAATTACTTTGTAAATGATTTTGAACGAGCAAGTCTTGGCTTGAAAGAGCAAGTACGTTTTGCAGAAAACATTGATGGTGTTTTTTGCAGAGGTACAGTTGATGCGTTCTTGCCAAGCAAAGACAGAATACTTGAATGCAAACATACCTATGACCGCAATACAATGGAGTCTTGCATCAAGCAGTATATGCCACAGATACAGTTTTACATGATGGTGTCAGGTGCAGAGTCTTGCTACCTCTCTGTCATCTTTGGCAATCGCAGATGGGAATGTGTCGAGGTATCGCACGACAAAAACTACATCGACCGCATGATGGTTCACATCAAAGAGTTCTGGTCATGCGTTGAGTCCAACACATCGCCAGCAACCAAGCGAGCAATGGGTGTTCCTGTTGCAGTAGACACAGACAGCATACCAGTTGATGACATGGTGCGGCGTGACGCTACCACAGACAACGAGTTCATCAGCAGATGCCATGACTACATCGAACAAGAAGCCAACGCTAAATCATTCGAGTCAGCCAAAGCCGACCTCAAGGCTATGGTTGCCGACAACGAGCGAGAAGTATATTGCGACTTGCTCACAATCAAGCGCGACAAACGTGGCGCACTACGCATTGCAGTAAAGGAGAACAAGCAATGAAGAACATCACACAAGCACTAATCAAGTTCCATGAATCAGGAGCGGCGGCAAAGAAGGGTGAGGCAAACCCATTCTTCAAATCAAAGTACGCCTCTCTTGAAGAAGTTATCGAGACTGTACGAGCCGAAGCTGGCAAGTGCGGCCTCACATTTACACAGTTGGTAGACTTTCAAGACACCACAATGTACGTCAAGACTCTTGTGTTGCATGAGTCAGGCGAGTTCTTTGAGGGTCGCACACCTGTACTAACTAAGGATAATACCGACCCACAAAAGATGGGATCAGGAATCACCTACGCCAAACGCTATGGATTACAAGCCGCGTTTGGTCTGCCATCAGAAGATGACGATGGCAACTCAGCCAGCGCACCAGCACCAAAGGTGTCTGGTCACAAGAAGACAACATCAGATGAAGGAGCATGGTAATGTCTGACTATGATAACACAAACAGAGGGGCTGTATTCCAGCCCTTCGAAGACCAGAAGTTTATCCTGCAAGGTAAGCTAAACCTCAACGGCAAAGACTATCCTGTAGTTGTAATGCAGATGGTATCCAAAAACGGCAACAAGCGTCTTGAAATCTATCAGAAGATGGGTGCAATGTTTGAAGAAAAAGACAAAACAAACGAGAAAGCACCAGACTATACAGGCCCAATGGATTTGATTGAAGGCAATCTAAGACTAGCGGGATGGAGAGAACAGAAGGATGGTAAACCATATATGTCTTTACAAGCGAGTGAAGCACAGGTTAAAACAGAACAAGCACCAGCCGTTACTGGTGAAGTTATCGATGACATAGACGATACAATACCTTTCTAATTAGCAAAGGTTCGTTCTCCAAAAGCCCTTTGCTCGCGCACCCCAGCCATCCTCATGCGGCTGGGGTGTTGCATTTGAGGTACATGATGAGAAAGTTTAGATACAGACCAACAATAGTTAACGGCAATCCAATAGTACAATTTCTATTTAAAGAAATGCACAATCAAAGAATGTGTCAGATAGATTTATCTGAGCGTGTGGGATTGCATCGTGACACACTACGCAACTGGCGAACAAGATACTCGCCACGCATCAACGACATCGAAGCCGCACTAAATGTGCTAGGATATACACTCAAGCCAGTGAGGATTAAAGATGATAATGGTTAAAAAAGAACAACGTCCAGAAAAAGTACGAGGCAAATGGAGCTTCTTACCAGAATTAACTGAAGAAGAATGCATTATTGTATTTACAGAAAAAGATTATGATAATGCAAGAAGAGCCGCATACTGGTATGGACTGAAGCCAGTGAGCCGCAAGACAGCAGAGGGCTATAAGATATGGATAACAAGATAAGCAAAATGAAGACAGAAGAGTTTGCATTGCTACTCAAAAAACGTAGAGATAATCTAGTTTACTTTGATAAAAGCACAGACAAATACTACAGGTCAATCAACCCGATTGGTAGCAAGACATTAAAAGCAAGTATGCGGCGCAGATATACTAAGTAATCAAACCTTTGCGATACTTATTCTTTCTATCGTAAGTCAAAACTTCTTTACGATTGCCTTCTATCTTGTAACTACAATGTATCCAGCCAGTGTTGCCGCCTTCGTAATGCTCAAGAATCAACTGGTCAAAGTCTAGATTGCCAGCAATCCAACCAGCAACTTCTAAATTAGAAATGCTCGGCACTTCAAAGTCAGCCGCCTCACCCTTTGCATGTTGAGAACTCACGCTACTACCAATGGCAATACATAGCTCTGGGCTACGATAGCCACTGCTGGGGCTGTAAGGTATGCTGTATTGCGTTCTCACTGGCTCTAGTATGTTCATGCACAAATGACGTAAAGCCTCTGTGTGAGCTTCTGAGGGCTGATTAGGGATGCCCTTGCGAACAGCGGTCTGACTCTTAACAAGTTCTTCTAAACTAAAATGTGGTGATAGTTTCATTTCTTACGGACTGACTCAGCCAATCCCCCACCAAAATAAAAACCTACAATCACCAGCATAATCTCACCAATCCAAAACTCATTAAGCACAGACTTAACAGCGTCAGTATCACCCTTGCCAGCCAGTGTCATGCCCATTGTAATTGCAAAACAAACTAGAAAAGTAAATGTAAACATCAAAGCAAGATAGCGTTGCGCTAATTTATAAGGAGCATACGCCGCTAACAAATCAGTCTTTGCCTTAGACTTAGCAACAACTTCTTCTTCTGTAGAGGTGTGGATGTCATCGATGAGCTTGATGCCCTGCTGGATTACATCCTTACTTCCAAACAATTTCATCAACACAGGTATCATTATAGCATCCCTTTCAGAAACATTACCCATAAGACAAAAGCGACAGCACTAGTACCAAACAAAAGAAACAACAAAGAGTATCCACATACCTCTATAATCTGCTGTCTCTTTCTTTTCTTTCTTTCTATCTCAGCAAGCCTTGCTTTTCTTGCATTGGCTTTGAACTTCATCCAGTCTTGATATAGGTTTGGCCTACCAGCATATATCATCCACTGCTTGAGTTCTTCTTCCTGCTGTCTCACTTTCTCTAACTGTATAAAAGCACTGAGGTCACTACCCCCAGACTTGCGCTTTAGCTTCTCTGCTTTCCTTCTAGCACTCTCTTCAGCGTTGACGAAATCACTTATCTGATTACCAAGGTCAACAATTTGTTTGCCATTTTGCAGGGCTGTTTTGATAACCGCAAAAGCAGCATTGCAAGCGGCTATCTCCGCAAGCATTACTTTCTCCTGTCTTTAATCATAAAATACAGACGCACTAGTGCGACCAACGTACCCACTGTAGTAAATATGATACCAGATAAAAGGCTAACTTCTTGTAACCACAAAGGCGCAGATACTGCTGAAGCTACTATTAATGCATCCGCACCGTTGTTATTCATCCTGCAATCTCCATGACTGTAATACCAGAAGAGCTATCAGCGTGGATGTAGGTAGTGTCACTTGTGTTATAAATCTGTGTTTTAAAAACATGAGCATTAGTTGTTGTGGTTGTGTGTTCATGCTGAGAATGAAATGGAGCGTACCTATTATGAGAACTGTTTGTGTAACCACTTTGGTAATCAGACCCAACAGCTGCTCCATCCAAAACAAGCCTCATAGACCCAACCCCAGCTGCGTTGCTTATCATTGAGTACGAAACAATAACTAATAGTTTATTCCCAACAGCATGTGGAGTAATGGTCACACTTGCACCAGTATCAGTCCATGAAGCGGTAGTAAAAGGTATTGCGGTATGGTCATCTACACCATATCTTTTCACTTGAATAATACTGCCACTAGGCAA